AGATGGGTTACAAAATAGAGCGCTTTCATCCAGACTCTGTTTTGTCGGGATATGTCATTAACTGGATTAAAGACGAATTAGCGAGAATTGAAGATGGAGCAGATCAGACCATTTCCACCGACTGATTTTATTGATCAAGCAGATGAAGAAGAAGCAATAAGACTAACACCAGCACCAGATCTAAAAAAATGGGTTGTGGCTAACTACTTAACTATAGGTGGACCACTTCATAACCCTGATCATAACCATATTGCTGAGTTGCTTCATGATAATGAAGAATTTTTAGCATTTGCTTGGGCCTCTTCTGCATATAAAAGCAAGCAAGCTATGGTGTTAGGCCAGTGCGAAAAAGTCATGTTCAATGTTGGTGGCTGGCGTAAAGCTAGACAAGAGCAACAGATGCGAGACTGGTTCGGCTTTGTGCCAACATACTTGATCACCATTGATGCTACATTTTGCGACAAAGCAAATGATCGTGAGTTTTGTGCTTTGCTTGAGCATGAACTCTACCATATAGGCGTAGAACGTGATGAAGACGGTGAAATGATCTTTAGTAGCTCAACAGGTTTACCTAAACATTATTTAGCTGGTCACGATGTCGAAGAGTTTGTTGGTGTAACCAAACGGTGGGGGGCGAGTCAAAGCGTTAAACGTATCGTTGAAGCTGCAAAGAATCCGCCGTTTGTTTCGAAACTTGATATTTCAAAATGCTGCGGAAACTGCGTAATCAACTGAGCCGAATGGCTCTTTTTTTTGCCTTCTTTGCTAGACGTAGCTAGACAAAGGTGGGGGTATGGCTGCACTTAAAGAACAGGTAAAAATATTTATTGTTCAAGCGCTTGCCTGCATGGATACCCCTCAACAGGTAGCTAATGCTGTCAAGCAAGAATTTAACATTGAGATTGATCGAAAACAGGTACAACTTTATGACCCGACAAAAGCGGCAGGAAAGAATTTAAGTAAGAAATATAAAGACCTTTTTCATAAAACCCGAGAGGACTTTAAAAAGAATGTTTATGACATCCCGCTAGCTAATAAAGCCTACCGGCTTAAAGAGCTTCAGAAGATTTATGAAGACTGGAAGAACAACAGGCTTATGAAGCAAGGGGTTATTAAACAGGTTCGGGAAGAAATGCAGGGTTATGACCTGATGTTATTAAATCTTGAGTTAAAGCAGCTTGAGATTGAAAAGTTAAGAGAGGGTGAAGGTGATGAAGATCCAACACCAGTCAAGGTAACTATTCAAGTTGTGGATGCGAGTAAAAAAGATGCCGAACATCAATCCGACACTGAATGTACCTCAGGCTAATTTTTTGCAGATGGAAAAGAAGTTCCGCGCATTTGTCGCTGGCTTTGGATCGGGAAAGACTTGGGTTGGATGCTCCAGTTTATGCAACAAAGCTTGGGAATTCCCTAAAGTACCTTTGGGTTATTTTGCTCCAACTTACCCGCAGATTCGCGACATTTTCTTTCCAACTATTGAAGAGGTTGCTTTCGATTGGGGGCTTAAAACTAAGGTTTATGAAACCAATAAAGAGGTGGATATCTATTATGGTCGGCAATATCGAACGACAATCATTTGCCGGTCTATGGAGAAACCAGCAACAATTGTAGGTTTTAAAATTGGCCACGCCTTGATTGATGAACTTGATGTTATGGCCAAGGTCAAAGCTCAACAGGCTTGGCGTAAGATCATCGCACGTATGCGTTATAAGCAAGCTGGTTTGCTCAACGGTATTGATGTGGCCACTACACCTGAAGGTTTTAAGTTTACATACGAGCAATTTGTTAAAGAGGCAAATAAATCAGAGGCTAAGCGTAAGCTATATGGAATGATTCAAGCTTCAACTTATGACAATGAAGCTAATCTTCCAGATGACTACATATCATCACTTTATGAGTCTTATCCGCCGCAATTAATTTCAGCTTATTTAAGAGGGCAGTTTGTCAATTTAACCAGTGGTGCTGTTTACCCCGACTTTGATCGAGTTCTAAACCACACGGATGAAGAAATTAAGAAAGGTGAGCCTTTACTCATTGGTATGGATTTTAACGTGCTTAAAATGGCTGCTGTGGTTTATGTCATTAGAGAAGGGAAGCCAAGAGCTTTAGATGAACTGGTTGGCGTGAGAGATACACCGACGATGTGTCAACTGATTAATGAGCGCTTTCCAGATCACGATATTACTGTGATTCCAGATGCTTCAGGTCAGGCAACATCATCAAAGAACTTCAGTGAATCTGATCATGCAATCTTAAAGAAAAATGGATTCAAAGTTGAAGTTAATGGTGTGAATCCCGGTATTAAAGATCGTATCACTGCAGTTAATGCACAAATTCTGAATGCTGAGGGTGAACGACACTTAAAAGTGAACACAAACAAGTGTCCTAACTTTACGGCTACTTTAGAACAGCAAGTCTATGATGATTTTGGAATGCCAGATAAAAGCGCTGGTTTGGACCACGTTGGGGACGCTGGTGGATATCCAATAGCTAAGAGATTCCCAGTCATCATTCAGAAAATATTTAAACGGCGCGCAATCGCTGGTTTTTCTCGTTAATCAATGCACCTTCTCAGGTGCTTTTTTATTGGTGTTTTTATGGCAGTTATTGATAAACATCCGCAGTATATTGCTGCACAAAAAAGCTGGGAGATTATGCGGGACGCCGTTGCTGGTGAAGAGCAGATCAAACAGGCACAAACAAAGTACCTAGCTAAATCGGCCGGAATGATTGAGGCTGAAAAGCAAGGTGATACGACTGGAGAGATTTATAAAGCCTATCTAAGTCGAGCTCAGTATCCATTATGGGTTCAGGATTCATTACGTACGATGATTGGTTTAGTTTCAAAGCTGGAACCTAATATCGTAATTGAAAGTTCTCTGTTAAAGGGTTTGATAGAGAATGCAACCAATGATGGTTTTGGGCTTAAACAACTCTTTATCCGTATTTGCCTAGAATTACTTGAATATGGTCGCTGTGGTTTGCTTGTCGATGTTGATGGGGCTGGTGTGCCATATTTCGCTCTATATGATGCGCTATCAATCATTAACTGGAAGGAAAACAGCATTGGTGGCCGTAAGGATCTAAAGCTGTTAGTGCTCGAGGAACAATTCGAAAATAGTGAAGATGAGTTTGGGCATGATACAAAGACGGTTCACCGTGTTTTATCTATGGTTGATGGTGCGCTAACTGTACGGTTATTTGATGGCTCTGTTGAAGAAGATAAAACGCCAGATCTCGGCGGTAATCAGCTATCTTTCACGCCGTTTGTTTTCTGTGGCACGACCGATAATTCTCCACAAGTTGGAACGGTACCATTGCTTACCATGGCTAAGGCAGCACTCAAGTATTACCAGCTAAGTGCAGATTATTACCAGTCACTTCACCATACAGCTCATCCGCAGCCTTGGATTAATGGACTTGAGGGTGATGAAGATATTAGCGTTACTGGTGTGATGGCTGTCTGGAGCCTTCCTGGTGAATCTCAGTGTGGTTATCTCGAAATTTCAGGTAGCGGCATTGAACTCACCAAAAAGGAAATGGATGCACAAAAAAATGCTGCTCTTGAAGCCGGTGCCAAGGTAGTCGATACCAATACACAGGAATCAGGGGAAGCGCGCCGTGCACGTCAAGATGATCAGCAAGCAAGCTTACATAGCATTGTGACGTGTGCTGCTGCGGCTATTGAGCAGGCAATCAAATATGCTGCCCAATGGTTAAAGTTGGATCCGTCAAAATATACATTCACAGTCGAACCAGAATTTATTGTCCAGCAATACGACATCAATCTTGCTAAGCAACTATATGAAGGTGCTATAGCTGGAAAGAATTCGTTCCAGACGTATTGGGAATATATCGCTACTGGTAAGTTGCCAGCTCATGATTTTCAGGAAGAGTTGAAGCGTGTTGAAAGTGAGCGAGATAGTATGCCGTTGTAGAGGTGACGCATGGCTTCAAAAGAAGATAAATCGCTGATTGAAATACTTACCCAACATCAGGCGTATTTATATAGGGTGTCTTCTCAATCTGTTAATGAGCTACTTAAAATCTTTAATGATGAGTCGACATTAATGTTGGCAAGGCTTCGGGATTTGCTCGATGAATTAAATGACTCTGAAAAAGTGGCTTTAGCAAGTGGGCAGTACACTACTGCTAATCTCAAAGAGATTCGAGATTTAATTTCTCAGTGGTTCCTTGGACTAAATACTTCCTTACCTGAAGCATTTGCAGTTTCAGCAACTGCAATGGCTGTATATGAGGCTAATTACACAGCTAAGTTATACGGCGGCAAGATCAAAAAGCCAAATGGTGAAAAGCTGTTTACTGCTGCTAAGAAGGTCCCTTTAGTTGGTGGTGCTCTTGTAGATGATCTTCTAAGCAAGATTGCTGAAAGTGCACGTCAAAAGGTCGAATATGCTATTCGTGACGGGATTAGCTCAGGCAAAACTAATCAGGAAATCGTCCAGCGGATTCGTGGTACCAAACGCCTTAATTATGAAGATGGCTTATTAACCAGTTCCAAAGCTGATATTGACCGTACCGTACGAACTGTACGGAGCCATGTGGCGAATCAAGCATATTTAGACACTTTCAATAAAATCGGTTTTGAGTATGTACGTTTTGTCAGTGTCTTAGATGGGAGAACAACGAAATTATGTGCTTCTTTGGACGGATCTGTTTGGGAAGTGAATGACCCAGCAAAGCGGGTACCGCCGTTGCATCCAAATTGCCGCAGTATTCTGGTGCCCGTAGAGAAAGACGGGAAATTAGTTGGTGAACGGCCATTTGTCATGGACGAACGTCGAGTTAAAGACATTCCAAAAGATGAGCGGAGCCAATTAATAGGGCAGCTAGATGCCAACACTACATTTAAAGAGTTCTTCAAAAAGACAGATGACTTCTTCCAAAAAGAATGGTTAGGACCAAAGCGTTACAAACTTTTCAAAGAAGGAAAGTTTGATTTTGAAAAGTTCTTTGATCCTGAAGGCCGTTTATATAGCTTAGATGAGTTAAGAAAGTTGGATGAAAAAACCTTTAAAGAGTTGGGTCTGTAATTTTTTCTTATGTTATATTTTTTAAAACATCAGAATTTATACAATATGAAAACAATAGCTTTTGTATGCCTAACTCTAATTTCCATCACTTGTTTAGCTGAACCAAGTCAAAAATATCTTAAAGAATATGATCGATTGTCTGAAGCTTTGGAGTCAGCAATGGCAAATGCATATTCTTTTGATCCTGCAACTGGTCAAGTAAAACAGGCTACTCAAGGTTTAGAAGCTAAAAATAATTTATGTAGAGCTGCCCAAGCGAAACTAAACCTCACCACGTTTTTAAAAGACAATTTAGAGGAATCTAAAGAGCTTTATAAATCTATTGATGGTGCAGAGACTCTAGATAAAAATTATCTTAGTGGACAACAGCAGGAACAACAAACTCTCGTTTCAAATTTGAAAAAAGACCTTGTTGGAACTGGATTTAACTGTGAGTAATTATCGCCGATGACAGGCAATCCTAAATTCACTTTAGACACAATTTTCACCTATAAAAGCGCCCAAACAGCGCTTTTGTCATTTATGGAGTTTGGCTTATGAGTGAATCAGAAGTTAGGCATTTAGTACTTAAAAGAGTTTCAGATAAATCTTCTCATCTTGCTCTTTGTGACGAGGAAACAGGTATTCCATTAGCTGGATTAACCGCTGTAAAAATGAATTGTAGTGTTTTTGAGGGTCCAGCGACTATCACGGCAACATTTGATGTAGGTGGTCCTCAAGGTATCCGCTTAGTTGGTGATGAACCTAGATCAGAGGTTTGGAATAAAAAGTAAACGTAGCTAAAGGTGGTAAAAATGTCTGAAATATCAGTTGCTGAATATGTAAAGAGAAAAGAAGAGTTAGAAAGAACACTAACAGGCCATATTGCTGAATTGATCAGTAAATTTGAAAAAGATACAGGCGTAAATGTACAAGATGTTTATGCGAATTTTTCTAGCGCCACTTGTTTGGGTGGTTCTGAAAAACACTTTCTAACTGGTGTGACAGTTAAAACCTCAATTTCTAATTAATCCAATTTATTAATTCAATAGCACCTTCGGGTGCTTTTTTTGTGAGTATTAAAATGAGCAAGAAACTATTAACAGCATCTATGGTTGCATACATTGGTACTAAGTCAGTTTTAGCAACGCCCATGACGCGTGGTGAATACAATGAATACCAAGGGTGGCAAATCCCTGAAAATGAAGACCCAAGTGATCCTGGTTATTTAATCGAATACAAAGATGGTGGCAAGGCTAATCATCCAGATCATGAAGGTTATATTACTTGGTCGCCAAAAGATGTTTTTGAGCATTCATATCAACTAGATGGTTTTCAAAATTGTGTAATGGGCCGTGAAATTCATAAAGATGATAATGGAGTAACAGTTACCCATAACGAAACTGTTAAAACCCGTGATGGTGAACAGTCTCTTGAAACCGGTCATTTCTATGACATCGTAACTGGAGATTCACTTACTCCAATTCAATTTCAACTTGGTCCAGTTAAGGAAGTTGGAGTAAATGGCATCACGAATGAAGCATTACTTGCGATAGTTTTACATCGTTTACGTGTTCTGAATGAAAAGTTTCCTTGCCGCGAAAATTCACTTGCTATTACCAATATTGAGCAAGGTCAAATGTGGCTAGAGCAACGTACCCGAAATCGTCAGAAGCGTGGTGTTGAAGGTTTTAACATCGCTTAACTTTATTAATCGAAATACAGCGTCCTAATGGGCGCTTTTTTAATGCCTGAAGCTAAGCAGAGGGTTCAACAATTAAACCCGCTAAGCGGTATCTCTAGGAGATTTTTAAATGCCAGACGAAATCAAAGTTGATTTGGAAAATCCTGAAATTAAAGCAGCTATTCAAGACGCCGTTGATGAAGCTGTTAAAGGTCTTAAAGATAAGAACGCTGAACTTATCAAAGATAAAAAAGAGTTGAAAGATGAACTAGGTTCATTGAAATCAAAGGTTGAGGGTTTAGATCTGGATGCAATCAAGGTCCTGCTTGATAAATCAAATCAGGATGAAGAATCCAAACTTATTGCAGAAGGCAAGATTGAAGAAGTTATTCAGAAACGCACTGAGAAGATGCGTGAAGAGCATGACAAGGTTCTTAAGGCAGAGAAAGAACGGGCAGATAAAGCTGAAGCTTATGCCGAGAAATTCAAGAAATCAGTAGTGCAAAGCCAAATTGTTCAGGCTGCTATTGAACTTGAAGCACTGCCAGAAGCGACCCCTGATATCGCCTTTTTAGCTCAGACAAAGTTTGCATTAGATGAAAACGGCAAAGCTGTGGCAGTTGATGAAAACGGGGATGTGGTCATTGGTAAAGATGGTCAGACACCGATGACTCCAAAAGAGTGGGTTGAGTCTCTACGCGAGCAAAAACCGTATTACTGGCCTAAGCCTAATGGCATGGGCGCAACTGGTAGCAACAATTCAAAAGGTCAGCCAGACATTCTCAAATCGGATGGCTCGGTAAATATGACCAAATTGGCGCAATTACGAAATGAAAATCCGCAACTAGCTAAAGAGCTAGCGGCAAAACACGGTATTAAACTTTAAGGAGTAAAGCCTAATGGGCGACACAAAAATTGCTGATGTAATCGTACCCGAGTTATTCACTCCGTACGTATTAAATAAAACTGCCGAAAAGTCTGCATTATGGCAGTCTGGCATTGTTGGGGATTTGGATGTAGATGTGGCTTTCGGAACAGAGGGTGGTACTACTGTAAATATCCCATTCTGGAATGATTTAAGTGGGGAGTCAGAAGTACTTTCAGATTCAACCCCTTTATCTGTAAATAACATCACATCAGGCAAAGATATTGCGATTCTTCATGCACGTGGTAAGGCGTGGGGCGCTAATGATTTGGCTAAAGCATTATCTGGTGACGATCCACTTGGTGCGGTTGGTGATCTGGTCGCAGATTACTGGTCGCGTGAGTTTCAAGGTTTTACCGTAAATACCCTTAAAGGTGTGTTCGGTGCAGCCAGCATGGCAGGTAATACTCACGATATTTCTGCTGGAACTGGAGCTGCCGCTGTAATTGATGGCGTATCTTTTGTTGATGCTTCTTATAAGTTGGGTGATGCCGTAGATAAATTAACGGCTATTGCAATGCATTCGGCAACCATGGCTGCATTAGCTAAACAAGGTTTGATCGAAACCGTACGTGATGCTGATGGTGTAGTGCTCTATAAAACCTTTATGGATCGCCGTGTGATTGTCGATGACGGTATGCCAGTGGAAGGTGATGTCTTTACTTCATTCCTGTTTGGTCAAGGTGCAATTGGTTTCCAAGATATTGGGGCACCGGTTGGTGTAGAAACAGACCGTGATAGCCTTGCTGGTACTGACATTCTTATTAACCGCCGTCACTTTGTATTGCACCCTCGTGGCATTAAGTGGGCAGGCGATACAGGTATAGCTCCTAATAACGCTGGTCTAGCAACACCTTCAAACTGGGAACGTGTTTACGATCCTAAACAGATCCGTATTGTGGCATTCAAGCACAAGATCAAATAACAAAAAGGCGGGTAACACCGCCTTATCTTTTTGGAGATCCACATATGGGACTTTCATCATTTAACCGTGCACGGGAAAGACAACAAATGACAGAAACAAAAATTGCTGAACTCGAAGAACAACTGGCAACGTTGAAAGGTGAATTCATTGCCTTTCAAAATGATCCAGAAGCCATGAAAGCACGTATTGCTGAGCTTGAATTGGGGGCAGGTAAACAAAACCCTGAAGGTGACAACCAGCAAGCTCAAGACAACCAAAACGCAGGTGATGACCAGGTGCAACCAATTAACTATGCAGGTCTAAAAGTTGATGAGTTGCGTGCGGTCTTGACTGAAAAAGGCATTGCATTTGAAGCAGGCGCTAAAAAAGATGAACTTTTAGCATTAATTCCAAAGGAATAATCCATGGGCTTTATCACTGAACAAGAAGCGATAGAACATGTTGAAGGCTTTGATGCTTTATCTGCCAGTGATAAGGCTCAATACCTCCAAATGGCCGAGGCATATCTGTTAGCACGTAATGTTAAGCCTTACGAAGATGCCACTCTGGTTCCTGAACCTCTAAAAACAGCCTCATATCAAATCATCAAGGGCATTATTAAAGGTGATCTATATCAAGGACAGGAACAGGCATTAAAGCGTAAGAAAGTAAAGGCTGATACGGTTGAAACTGAAAAAGAATATCAGGACGGATCAGTAAAGCTTAGTGCGATTGAGCAATTCATTCTTGATTTGATTAAGCCTTACAGCAAACGAAAAGCTGTATTTTTTGTCAGGAAAATCTAATGGGCTTACGTGACGAAATTCAGGCAGATATTGCTGAAGCATTTAATGATGATTTAGCGGACGCCGTTCATACCTTTACTTGTGAGCGGATCTCAAAAACTAACTGGGATCCTAAGACAGAAACTTATGTTGAGGTTAAAGAAAACTATTCTGGTCGTGGCGTTCTGTTTGGCTCATATAGTCAATATGAGATCCAAACGCTTGGAGTATTGGCAACGGATAAGAAGGCGACCTTGCTGCAAAATGAAGTATCCATGACACCAAAAATTGATGATGAATGGTTAACAACCTTAGGCTCATTCCGCGTTATTCATATCCAGCTGGATCCAGCTAGCACAATATGGAAATGTCAGTTGAGGAAGGTTTAAATACTTGATCTAATATCCTTCTAAAATAGGGGGATATATGGCTAAGAAAGAGTTAAAAAATAAAATTAAACTCGTAGGTTTTTGGACTTTTGGAGGAGTTTTTTGGTACTTGGTTATTAGTTTCTTTTTATTAAGTGAGTATCCAATACAAGACTTCATTTTTGATCATAAAAAAGCTTATGATGTTTTAAAAGATGCTCTAACTATTGCGGCGTCCTTCTTAGCTCCTGTAGCTGCTTTTGTTCTTTTTACTGATTGGCGTGAACAACATAAATTAGTAAAGCTTGAAAAAGATGCGGAGCAAATTATTCATAATATTTACATTGCGAATAAAACTCTATTAACTTTTTTTAACTCTATATGTGTAGGGGAAAAGAAGCAAATGAGTACTTATTTAAAAGTATTTGAATTAAGAAATGATATTTATCTACAAACAAATATGCTTTTCAATGATATTAAAAGAGTAAATTTACATGATTTGAATGTTCAAATGTTCTGTATTGAAGCAGCAAAATCTCTGATAAAAATACGTGAATGCGCTACAGAAATGTTTGAGGTACAAGAAAAGTATGATGCAGATGATTTATCTTATTTAATTGATATTAAAAAAATTTCGAATACTCTAGATGAATTAGTAGTAAATCAGGAAAAATTGAGTGAAATTTCCGTTGATTTAAAAATCTAAAAAATACTGCCCACTTCGGTGGGTTTTTTTATGGGCGCGAATTAGGAGTTTGAATGGTAAATACAGACTACGTCCCTTTATGGCATATCTCTCCCTTCCAACATGTTCAATATACATTAGCTCGAAATCAGCTTCATATGGATCTGTTATTCGAGGACATGAGCAAGGTTGATCCGTTCTTATCTGTTGAAGGTGCAGCAGCTCAAGTCAGTTACTATTTTGATGGTGCTTATGCAATTGTTCAGCTTGGTGATACTTCAGAAAGAAATCTAATTGAAGTGTATGGATTGCTTTTACATGAAGCTGTTCATGTCTGGCAAAAGATTAAAAAGCTAATGGGTGAACGAGAACCAAGCTCTGAGTTTGAAGCCTACTCAATTCAAGCGATTGCTCAGGATCTCTTTAAGATGTATGAGGAAAGTGAGGTGAAACATGGGATGGAAGGGGAAAAAGCCGACTAGTTTTAGTCTTGATGTGTCTAAAGCAGCAGAAGACCAGGTGAAGCATATTGTTATGGATACTGTGCAATCCTTAGTTAATTTAAGTCCTGTTGATACTGGAGCATACCGTGCTTCACATATTGTTTCGGTTGGATCTGCTGATTTCGGCGTGCGTGAACCTGAAACAAACCCTATTAACGACGCAGCGATTCAGGCAATGAAGATTAAGTTAGGTAATTTGGTTTATATCCAGAACAATAAAGCTTATGGACCGCGCTTAGAAAACGGCTGGTCTGATCAAGCACCACAAGGTATTTATGGCCTCACGTTTAACTTTATTTCTCAAAAGTACGGTGGCTAAAATGGCAATGACTTTAGAGCAGACAAGGCAAGCTATTATTGATCGCATGCAAAGCTTTACGGGTATTGCTCAAGAACGGATTCAGTATCCAAATGCACCTGACTTTACTGTTCCAACAAAAGGTGTATGGTGCCGTTTAACGATTGCAGGTGGCCCGAGTTTTACCTCAGGCATTGCAGATAAGCCATGTACACGCCGTACCGGTAATATCATGATCCAATGCTTTGACCGATTACATACTGGAGAGAAGGCCGTAACGGTTCTAAGCGATGCATTGCTGGCTCATTTTGAATATTTCATAATCGAACACTTAGAATGTTTGAATGGCCAATCTATTTATGCGGGTAAAGATGCTGATTTCATTCAGTATAATGTGAGCATTGGGTTTAAGGTGAATTGATATGTCATGTATGCTGACTTTAGAAGAAATCGAAATTAAACGGCAAGAACTGGAAAGACATCTTGAAGATGTTATGTCTGTTGAACTGAAGAAGTGGCAAAGCGAAAACAAGCTATGTGTTTCCGATGTGAATATACGTTTGGCCAATGTGAATAGTCTTGGTGGAACTAAACATAATGTAGTTACTGGAGTAAGTGTTGATTTAGATTACAAACCTTAAATTACTTTAATTAAATGACCGCTAAGAAGCGGTTTTTTTATGCCTTATTCACTACCACCTCATCGGTGGTTTTTTTATGTCTATAGGAATCACTTATGAGCAATTTTGTTTTTAAGCGTGGTGACACATTCAACTTAAATTTGCAGCTCGTTGATATGGATGACGCGCTGCAATATCCAGCCAATGATGTGCGTCGAGCGATTGATTTAACGGGATATACCTTTACTTCTCAAGTTAAAACTTTGGATGGAACCGCTGTAGCAACCTTGACTTGTGCAGTATTAAATCAGAGTACTCAAAAGGGGTGGCTGAATGTGAAATCAGAGGCAAGTACTGCAGCGTGGCCTTTGGGTCTGTGTCAGATGGATATCAAAGCTGTGGTGAGCGGTACTACTCAGCATACAGAAACTTTGACTTTTCAGGTAATTGACGGGGTGACTGCATAATGGCAAATCTTTTATTTAGATTTAGTTGGGACCACCGACCTTTTGTTTATAACTCATCTCAAGGTAAGCGGCAATTTATGCTGCCTTTTGCTTCGGGCATTCCAAACCTCACTCCAGACTGGACTCAAGTTACGGGCTTAGGTACAGCGGCAACAAGAGGTGTTGGAGTAGAAAGCGGTAATGTAGCAGCTTATGGTTCTTATGGTTTATCTAACTTAGGTTATGGTGGATCTCCAACTTCAGAAGCCGGAAATGATATTGATGCTGGTTATAAAGCAGGGAGACAAAAGACTCGTTTTAAGAATGCACCCACTAGTATTTATACAAATCCCTATATAGCTGCTTATGCACCTTCTATCGTGGTTACTCGTGGAGAATTTACAGGTACGGAGTTATTTTTACCATATTACACCTCAACACGCGCCAATTGTATGGCTGTAATTGCATGGAATTATGTGCCATCCACTGACACCTTAAGTAAAGCAGAGCAAATCGTTTATACGAGCAAGAACAATATCGTTTATACGACCAATAACAGCGCGACCAGCGGCAAATTGGTTACTGTTGAGACTTCTGGCGAACTTCGCTCCAAGGGGTTCACTGTTGATTCGAACGGGGTTTACAAGGCAGCTTCACCGATTGCAAGACTATTTGCTGATTCACTTGAACTCAATGAAGATGCCTCAAAACAGCCGATTAACTTTGAAAAGTTAGGTACAGGTGACTACCTGATTAAAGGTTCTCTGGGATTTGCTAAAGAGGGCTGGTACATTGAAATGCCTAAAGATGCAAACGGTAATGTTCTTGTTGCTGTGTCTTATGAGCAGCATGAAGATGGGGATATTGCAGTAAAAACCTACAAGAAAAAATTTGATATCGAAACAGCCTCAATTATTCCTGATTTCGATAATCCTGTAGATATTCCAGAAACTCGCTGGATTGATATTCGATTGCATGAAGAACCCGAACCAGAGCCTGAAGAACCGTTGAGTGAAACACCATTGGAGTTCCAGCCTACTAACTTATCTCAGGCAGTAGCTGCAGCCTTGAATGGTGTGGAACCGCCAGTGATCTCCGACACAGATGCAACACATTAAAAACCCGCAAATTTAGCGGGTTTTTTTACGCCCATCTTTTATAACTGCCCGCTGATGAAGCGGGTTTTTTATGCCTAAATTTTGGAGAACTATAAATGAGTTCAGGCGCAAAAATTCGATTATATGCTTGTGAAGAAGCGGTGCTGGGAACAACTCCGGCAAACCCGATCTGGTACACGGTTCGCCGTGTCAGTGATGGTTTATCTGAAAACGTCTCAACTGAAGAAAGCAGTGAAGTAGTAGATTCACGTTTTCGACAAGGTGGTGTGGTTACTGAAGCAGAGGTAACAGGCCAGTTAGAGTTTGAACTATCTCTTGGAACATTTGACTTATTCTTAAGTGCTTTAGCCTTTAATAACTGGGCAGCAAATGCTTTAAGCTTTGGCGGTACCGTACGTAAATCTTTAACACTGGTCAAAGTATTTGAAGATATCGGTCAGGTATTTATTTACCGTGGTGTACAGGTGAATACCGGTGAAATCACCATTCAAACAACTGGGAAAATCACTGGTAATTTTGGACTGGTAGGTAGCTCATTTACACGTCAGCAAGTCAATCCTGTCACTAATCCTATAGCTGCAACAACCCGTCCACTGGTCAGCATGCCAAACGTGGAAAACTTACTGGTAAATGGACAGACGATTCAAGGTAAAGCGTGTTTGCAGTCTCTTACGCTTTCAATTAATAACAATCTTGAAGCAATCCGTTGTATCGGCTCAGGCAAGTACACACCAGAGTTCTACATTGAAAAGATGATGGATATCGAAGCAAATGCTTCCTTCATGTTCTCGGCAACTGCGGCAGGGTGGATTGATGCCATTAAAACCCGAGATGTGTTTACGCTGACCTTTGATATTAAAGACAGCAAAGGCAGTAAATACTCGTTTAACTTCCCTCAATTAGAAGTGATGGAAGCCAATCACCCAGATGGCGGGGGTGACGACATCATTACTTTAGATATCAACTTTGCCCAAGTCCGTACAGCACCAACGATTGTACGTGCTCTCGTGTAATCAGCTTATTCAGTAACAAAGCCTATGGAATCCCATGGGCTTTTTTATTTCTAAAAATCAGAGGTTGTTATGGCTTTAAAAGTCGGAATTATTAAAAGCTCAGACGTATCAAAATGGTGTGAATATAAGGATTCTGATGGACAGGTACAGGCTGAGTTCAAAGTCCGTGGTATCGCATATAAACCCTTTCAGGTAGCTATTGAACGAGCAGGAAACCAGATCTCGTCTAAAGGCTACGATGTAATGGTAAAAGATGAAAATGCCAAGCTTTACCACGAGCTTTTAATGGATGCATGCGCGGCCCACTTAATCGAAGACTGGAAAGGTGTGGTATTTGCCGAAATCGTAGACGGTAAAACTGTTGAGTCCGAAAAGCCATATACACCTGAGAATGCCTCAAAGCTTCTTAATCTTGGTGATATTGGTATTTCAATCTGGCTATTCATTAAAGAACAGGCCCAGAAGATTCAGGAAGACGCAGACAAGGACAAGGCTTTAATTCTGGGAAAGTCATGGAGCTCTACAAATACCAAAAAACGTATGCGTCGAAAACGCCGCACGAAATCGAGCAAATCAAGTTCTTAGGCGGCCGTATTCCGGATCCGCCAGAATATTCGTATGCGGCTGATTCAATTCTTTCGGCATTTAGCACTATATGTCGATCCAGACGTTATGAGCAAAGCATACCGTTATCTTTAGATCAGCAGGCTATCAATGTCTATGCTGAGCATAATGATTTGCCAGTGGCTGCTCATATTTTTAATGACTGTATTTTTGCGTTGGATAATTTGTTTTTGGAGGAGTGCCATAAGAAGATATCAACCAAAAGCAAAGGTAAGTGACCAAATTAGGTATTGCCAGGGACTGAAAAGCCTAATTTGGTCAAAACGTCAAACAATTAAGCAGTTGCTCTTAAACGCGACTCAAAATAACGCAGTCGATGTTACAAAATACTTGATCTGGATTGACAGAAAATTACCTTTAAGGTGTTGCGCGTGATTATCAAATGATGAATAATCACCTTACCGTCAATATTTGACGGTTCAGCATTCTTTTACTCTTTCCAAGAACCTTGGTGTTTGCTTGTATGTGTTTAACATTAACTGAAGCTAAACAAAAACTTAGAGCATTTGCTAGAGATACTAGCAAAATCAAGTTAACTGCACATGCAAAAGAAAGAATGAAAGAACGCTGTATCTCTATGAAGCAAATTATTTGCTGTTTTGAGCATGGAGATATTACTGAGGGGCCGTACCCAAATACTCGTGGTGATTGCCAGTTAAATGTTTCTGTTCGCACTGCAGGCGAATACATAACAACAGCTGTTGCAATCAAGCAGAGCGAGAACGGTGAATTCTCAGTAGTAGTCACTACATTTAGAGAGTAGGCTAAATTATGTATCACTATGAAGAATGCGGTCTGAGCAATATTTGGCTGCGCAATGGATTTACAATTGAAAATGATGAAGACTATGGTGAACTCGTATCTATTGAATCTGTTCATGAGCTTCATAATGCCATTGGGTTGTTCTTAATTACGCAAAAGCCTGACTTGAATGGTGAGGAAATTCGTTTTTTACGTAAAGAACTAAACTTGTCACAGAAGAATCTTGCTGGGCTTTTAGGAGTCAGTGAGACTAGTATTAGACATTGGGAAGCTGATCGCGGTTTAATTGGTAAACCTACTGAGCTATTACTTCGTGCATTATATAAAGAGCATGTTCAAGGTGATGGCAAACTAAGAAGTATGATTGAGTCATTAAATCATCAGGAACGAACTTTAGTACCAAGTGAAATTAGTTTTTCATATGGAAATAACCATTCATGGCATCAAACCAATTGTGAAATAGCTTAGTTAGTTTTATTTGATAGAAACCACCTTCGGGTGGTTTTCCTTTATGTGACATTTAGTAACCAGTTTGTTAAAGTTAGTACACTTTATAACAAACGGTGAAATTCATGAAAAAAATATTGGCTGCGGGTTTAATTGGTCTTGGGTTGGTGGGGTGCGCTACTCCAGCCTATAATTATCAAGCTATACCTAAAAATATAAGCAAACCGCCAATTGGATCAGTTAATAAAGCATTTGTAGGGGATCAAATGCTTGAACAGGGAATGGTGGTTGATCGTGAAGTTCTAAACGTCCCTGAAAATATTAAAATTAGTTTTGCTTATTCACTTACTTCAGGCATTTACTTAAAAACAGGCAAAAATGAAAAAGGGCAATATTTTCAGCCATTCAACACTGTCAGTGGTGGGGGGATGGTTCAGAAAAACCCTTTAGCTGACCCATTTAAAGTAGTTATGTTAGATACTGAAGGTAAGCTCTGTGTAGTAACAGTATTTAATGCAAAAAACTGTACTGATAAACATCAAGCTACTATGAAGACAGTAGCAATTGCATCAGATAATTCCTTCCAACAAACATTAATTTATAGTGGAAAATTTGGAAATAAAATTAATGTCGGGTACCGTGAATTCTCAAGTAATCAAGCACGTCCTGCATTCAATAATGATGTTGAATATGATTTAAGCCAATCTAAGCAAATAGGTTATAAAGGTGCTTTATTGGAAGTAATTGATGCCACTAATCAAGATATTACTTACAAAGTTTTGAAGAACTTTAACAAGGTAGATTAAGATGAGTGCACCACAATATAAACCAATGAGAGAAAGTGAAGTTTGTAATGCTATCGGGTGGGTGTTAATAGCTCTTGGCTTTATCGCAGGTTTTTTATTTATTCTTGCATTTGGTCGAATTGAAGTAGCTTCTTACTATGGTAAAGAAACGGTTTGGTCTGGAGTTATGATAGCAACAGGAATCGGAATTATATTTAATGGATTCCTTGCAGGCTACTTATTTCAAAAAGTAGCTAGTATTCTTCGTTACCATGAGAATAAATAATATCTTGCATAAGCACCCTAGGATGCTTTTTAAAATTGGTTTAACTACCCTGCTTGGTAATTATATTTAACTTAAAAAGAACTACCCACTCATTGAGTGGGTTTTTTATTGCCTAGAGGAAAGTAAAATGGCACAAGAATCCCGTTTGGTCATTGTTATTGATTCGCAAAATGCTGAACGTAATGCGCGTAATCTAGGCAATGAACTTGTTAGCATTGAACGTAAAGGTGAATTTGCATCTAAGTCTATGGACAGCTTGTCTGTAGCCACCAGAGCTTTAGCTGGACACATGGCTGGTTTATTAACAGTAGGTTCAGCCATTTCAAAGATGGATACATATACTGGATTACAAAATCGCCTTAAGTTAGTCACTAACAATCAAGTTGAACTAAATAAAGCAACGGAAGACACTTTCCGAATTGCTCAAAAAACCTATTCAGCTTGGGATTCTGTGTTACAGGTTTACCAGCGTTTTAGTGATAATGCCAAAACTTTAAACCTCACAATGGATGACACAGCACGTTTAACTGAAACAGTTTCTAAAGCTGTAGCAATTAGTGGTGCAAGCGCAGAAGCTGCTGATGCAGCTTTAGTTCAGTTCGGGCAGGCCTTGGCTAGTGGAACGTTGCGTGGAGAAGAACTTAATTCTGTAATGGAGCAAACCCCAGCACTAGCAAAGGCTATTGCTAAAGGTATGGGTATTACTGTAGGTGAATTACGTTCAGTAGCAGCTGAAGGAAAAATTACTTCACAAGAAATTGTAAAAGCGCTTAGAAATGTAGAATCTGATGTTGATGCTCTTTTTGCTAAAACAGATATCACAATCGGGCAGTCTCTCACACTCCTAAACAACGAGATCACAAAATTTGTTGGCGAAGCAGGTAAGGGAAGTGGTGCGGCACAGGTATTAGCTGGATCAGTTCAAACTCTTGCAAGTAATTTAGATTTAATTGCTGATGGGGCTTTAGTAGTTGGTATTGGATATATCACTCGTGCAATTTTGATGAAGAGCGCTGCTATTAAAGAGGGAATGGCTTCAACTTTAGCGAGCCGCCAAGCATCTGTATTAAATGCTCAAGCAGAATATGCAGAAGCTACCGCTGCTTTGAATGCAGCAAAAGCTCATCTCGCGAATGTGCGAGCAACAAATGCAGAAACCCAAGCTAAATTTGGCGCAACAGCGGCAGCAACTCGATACGCACAAGCACAGGCAGCAGTAACTGCTGCTACAAATGCACAAACAGCAGCTCAAATTAAGCTAAATACTGCAACTTCAATTGCAGGGAGACTAGCTAAAGGGGCGTTTGGATTAATTGGTGGGTGGGCTGGAGTTGCAACATTAGGAGTAATGGGATTAGCGGCAGCCTATTCTTATTTTAATAATAAGGCAGAGGAGGCAAAGCAAAAGCTTGCTGAACAAGCTAAAGTTGCTGAGAAAGCTGATGAGGAGTTAAAAAAATTAACTGGCAATGATAAGGCTAAAGCAGTTAATGATTTAACTACTGCTTTTAATGCACAAAATAAAGCATTAGAGAAATCATCGCGTGCTGTAGGGTCTGCATTAATTGATATCGAGAACTATGCACGAGGAAATAGGGAGGTTGAAAAAATTTCCCAAGAAGCGAGAACTGGAACTATCAGCTATACAGAAGCCATTGAACGTCTAAATAAAATTAAGTTGCCTACAGATCTATATGAAAATCTGAAAAAACAGGCTGCGCAGTATGATGACAATGCATCTAAAGCAAGTTTATCAGCTGAGAAACTTAAATTATTAAGAGTTGAAGTGAAACTTGGAGGTAATGAAGCACAAAATGCGGCAATTCAGCATCAAAAACAAGCGGATGCTTTAGGAAATACTGCTACTGAAGCAGAAAAGGCAACTAAGGCTTTGCAAGATTATCAAGCCAAGCAAAAAGATAGCGTTATTGATTCAATCTATAAATCAGGTTGGCTTGATAAAGGTTACACTGTTGCTCAAGCTAATGCCATTTTAGAACTGCAAAAAGCTAAAGGAATGAGTGCAATTTTGTCTAAAGATGAAATTGATAGCGCACTTAGAAATCTCAAGATCATCGAAGAACAACAGGAGCGAGAAGATAAATTAACTGAAGCTAAAAGAAAGCAGACGCAGGAAATTGAAAAACAAGCAAAACTTACTAAACGCTTGGTCGGTATTTCCGGTCAATCCGGTATTGGTACTGGTCCACATCTTGACGTCCGATATGGTGGCTCATTGTCAGGTCAGAAAGTTTCTAATGAACATCTGGCTCGATTACAGGCGGGAGGAAAACCTTTAACTTCCTACAAGATCAGTTCTAATTATGGTCCACGAAAAGCCCCAACTAAAGGGGCTTCTTCATTTCATAAAGGTATTGATTTTTCAATGCCTGAAGGAACACCAATCACGACCAATGTTGCTGTGAAAGATATCAAGACATGGTATGACAGCAAGGGAGGTGGTTATGTCAGTGAAGTGATCTTTGAGGATGGAGTGTCTCTTAAGCTTCTACATCAATCTCCCAAGATGCAGAGCAAGGTGAAAGGTGGTGCAAGTAAAGGAAGTGATAAAGCAGCTGGTGATATTCAATCTCAACTTGAACGTCAACAGGATTTGCAACGGTCACTTGAAAATGAGGTGGCTAGTGAAGTCGGACGGATTAACAATAATAGAAAGGCAAGACTGGAGGATGTTGATAAAGCAAACTTTAGCCCGGAACGTACTGCAGAAATAAAGGCGGAAATAAATCGTCGTGCAGATAATGATATTGCTATAGCCAAACAAGCCCTTAGAACGAAATTGGAAGACTATAAGGAGTTCCAGAAAACCGAGGAACAGTTACTAGAAGAGTCCTTTAACCGTAAAAAGTTCAATGCAGCTCATGACCTTGAATTAAGTAAGTTTGAGCAGAAGCAAGCTGTTGAATTGCTGGAACAGCAAAAACAGCAAGAGTTAGGGTTATTAAAACTAGCTCAGGAACAGCGGTTGTTTCAAGCCCGTTTATCTCTGCTTTCTGAAACGCAAGCCATGCAGGAACGTTACAGACTCGAACGGGAGGAAATTCTTAAGAATACCAAGCTTTCTATAGAAGAGCGGCAAAAGCTAATCGCATTATCTAAAGCCAATCAGGATAAAGAGACACGCGATAAAGTGAATAATGCTGCTCAAAACTGGGGTGGTATCCAAGCGGATATGAATGGTACCGGAGAATTTTTCAGACAGGATCAGGAACGATTTAGCCGTTTAAATGCTGCAAATGATTTAGCAGATAGTCAATTTGCTGCTACCGACCTGAATGAGCAAAACTCTTTAGATGGTTTGAATGCTCAATTCGAAGCTGGACTAATTAAGCAGCAGGATTTCGAAAACCAGAAAACAGCAATCATTCAAGCTGCTCAGGACCAACGCAATCAGATTGCTGCCGAATATGCTCAGAATGCTCAGGATATTGAAGATAAATATCAGCAAGATCGTTTGAACACCCAAATTGCATTTGGTGGCCAAATGATGGGTTCTCTTACATCTATGTTTGGTTCAATGTTTGGAGAGCAATCTAAAGCTTACAAAATCATGTTCGCTGCAGATAAAGCTTATGCGATTGCAGCTGCTGGTATTGCGATTCAGCAAAATATTGCAGCAGCTTCAAAAGCTGGTTTTCCTCTTAACTTACCGTTGATTGCTGGGGCAGTTGCTCAAGGGGCTAGCATTATTGCAAACATCCGGGCAATCAAAGATCAAGGCTTTGCTGAAGGTGGTTACACGGGTCGAGGTGGGAAATATGAAGTTGCTGGAGCTGTGCACAAAGGCGAGATTGTATGGTCTCAAGAAGACATTAAAAGATGGGGGGGAGTTGGTTTAGTTGAGAAAATGCGTAAGAGTACAAACCCTGAAGCTTTTCTCAATAACAATGCTTCAGCTGATAGTGTCATGCGCCGTGCAATGATGAGCTCTAGTGCCTTTATAGAAAGCCAAAAGCAAGCTGATATCTTTAATCAACCGGTTCAAGATTCTCAGATTATTTATAAGGGTAATAGAAGCGTACCTATCGCTTCTTCTTCGGCCAGTTCTGATCTATACCACGATGGCAAGGTCTACTTCTCATCCAATGGTTTAGTTCTGGATCGCTCAAATCTGGATGATGTTCAGGACTTTACTTCAGGACGTGCTTCACGCCCTCAAGCTGAGATTAAGCCTTCAATTGAGCCAGCTTCATCGATAATCAATTTCAAAATTGAAGTGATTAATCAGGTGAGTGGGGCGACAGTTGAAGCCGAACAACTGGATGAGCAAACAGTCCGGATCATTGTTAAAGATGAAATGGATAAGCAGCTTCCAAGAACGGTACCGAAGCTTGTAAGTGATCAAATTGGTAATCCAAACTCAACTATTAGTCGATCTTTGACTGAGAATACCACTGTAAGGCGTAACCGTTAACTATGTGAGGCCGCCGAACGGGGGGGCATTTCACTACCTATACGCTGTATTCGACTTGCTTTCTAACGATATGTACAAAGTGTTTCTGACTTTCGATACACTTTGTTTCATATATTTAAGATATTTAAACGTTTATCAAGACGACGTTATTTGGCGTGTAGTTTTTCTAAAGTAATAGAATTAGACAGATTATGAAAGTTTCTGGCTTGACTACTTATCGGAACTACGATATTGACTTCGGTAGTAATTTCAACGTAATATTCGCGCTAAGAGACCTTCTTATTAATTAGTAAGAAGGTGTTTTCGTCTCTGGAGTGTATAGCCTTGGGAAAATTAAATCTAGTGTTAACTATAAAGATTATAGTCTCCTCAAATATGTGTATTCATCCGTAATAATTGCATATATTTGTTCAATAGACTTGTATAACAAACCTTGATTAATTCTATATAAATCATATTAGGCATACCATGACTGAATTTAAATGGCAAATTGATAGTATCCGTACTGTATTATTCTTTAACGGAGAAATTAATTTTAAGAAAAAAGAATGGTCGAAAAATATAACTGGGCTTGAAATTTCTAATGAAATGACCCAATCGGAAGAAAATGGACGTTTGATTCAATATGTTGAAATTACTAATCTTGATAGTAATAAGCAATTTAATTTGGTTTATTTAAAAGATCAAAGCTTAATTGATTTACAATTAGTATTTGAAAGAGATGAAAATTTTTATACTTTCAATGAAATAATCAAAGAGGTAGATTTTTTTTACGAAAAAATTAGCGTATTTTTTGATCAGCTCAATGAAAAGATTATTCGTATTGGTAATGTTGTTGAGCTTAGTATACCTGTTGATAATGAAAAAATAGGTTGTGATTTGTTAAGAAGTAATGTTTCTTATTTAAATAACATGCAGGAGGATTTAGAAGAAATTAGTTATAGAACTAATAAATCATATTTTATTGACAATATTAAAATTAATCAGGTTGTTCAGTATTCTAATGGTCAGAAAATGTCATTGGTGATTGATCCTAATATAGGAATTCCCAAGGCTAAAGTGCAAAAAAATATTCTAATGAATATAGATGTTAATACAGATGCTTCTCATAGATCTGAATTAGAT